CCCATCGACGCGTATTTGGCAAGCCTTATCGGCTTGCCTCCTACGAGAGCCCGACGGGACCGGGAAGCATCGATAGCCCACGCTAAAAAGGGCCACCGAGCGACCATAGTCCTAACGAGCTCATTCGAGACACGGTCGGAAGCATCGCTCAAATCGAGCGTTGCGGTTCGGTTGTCAATCGAACCTTGACGAGCCATGGCCTGATTAGGGCCTTGATCGTCAAAACCGATCAACTTCTTCAGGAGTCTATCCCTGTTGAAGTTCAGGGTGAAATTGCCATAGATTGCCTGCTGTGCATATTGCATGCATACAGGTTCCATAGCAATAACCCGGGGTGTCTTGAGCGTCTTAGGAACAAGAGTTACTTTCACAGCTAACTCTTCTCCAGGTTCGAGGATGTTCACCCTATCCAAATCAGACAGAAAATGCCTGTTTGGAATAAGGTAGCTAGACGGAGGGAAGACCCTCCCTAGCCGGCTGGTCCAGGTCCGCTGAACCCATTTCTGGTTTCCCAGAACACGGTCAGCGGTAGACCCTGGTCCATGCTTTGGAATCAGCTGGTCGAAAAGGATATCTCTATCCATTCGACTAAACAGCTGCCCAAAAAGCAGCCCAGACATTTGTCTGAACTCATCGAGATCTCTCTCAGTGAGCCCAGCATCTGAGCGTCGAACATCCTGCTCACACTCGACATAGTCGCGCAATGCTGCAGCCTGACGTGCTGGGGAGCACTCAAGTTGCATCTTTCCAAACGTCAAAGTTAAAAGACGAATGGAACGAATAGCATCAATGCACGGCTCGTCGAGTAACGAGCCACTAATCCGGTCGAACACACGGTTGAGGAAACCTCCTAAAAACAGGGGGAGCCCTCCTCCACGTTCTTTTCGGAACGCGGAGTGGATACCGACCTGACTTTGGTCCAGCCATTTTTCGATGGCTTTTCCGTAATCAGGTAGGGTTATCGTTAAAAACGACAACCCCTCATGTTCGATCCGCCCCGAGACGGTATTAATGTCTCGGGTGGCGCTCGTGCAACATCTGTCAGCACATTCCTGTGCTAACAGGGACCAGAGTGACATCAGGCTTTTCACCTGTCCCCTTTGTTTCAAGAGGTAACCTCCTCTATCGAAGGTTCAGGATCCATAGCCTAAGTCACTAGAGTCTAGCCGTAGAGGAAGTGCTTTCGCGCTTCCTCTGACAGCCGCGACAACAGGTCCGCTACGTAGATGTATTCCTCCCCGCTGACTTTCCAGCCAGCGAGGCGGTTCTGCTCCGCAACGAGGGAATCGAGAATCCGGATCGGTTGATCCGGGTCGATCCCTTCGTGTACGTTGCAGACAACTACGTAACGCATCCGGGCGCGATTGCTGGTCGCCCACTCGGCGTTAGCCAAGCGAGTAACCTTCATCGCGTCCCGTAGATGGGGTGGGACGTACTCTCGTACGATCCTTCTCCCAGGGGTTGGACGTGACATTTTACTGTTACTACCTTCCTCGGGGAGATTCCCCGATCGTTGTTATAGGCTGCCTTCCGGCAAGACACCATGGAGCAATGTCTCTCGCGAGACACGAACGTGCCTTACGGCGAGAAAGTTACGTACCTAACCCGAGCAAAAGATGCTCGAACCAGGACGTATTAACAATCTCCCTGAAAGACAGGTGAACGAAGTCGAAGACTACGACCACAAGAAGGACGGTTTTATAACCGACCTTCAAGCGGACGGAGACCTCCGCCCCGTCACCTGACTCAGGACGTTCAAGACGACGAGCAACGACCGACTGATCGGGCCCTTCCGGGTTCGACTGGTCAGAAAGATGTTCGCCATCCTCGCCACTACGACTCGCCACCAAGAATCTTGGTGACGACCGCATTCGAAGCGGCTGTGAGCTGGGTGTTAAAACCCGTCCACACAGCCAAGGCCTCTGCGCCTGTATAGCCAGCAGGCGGAAGATCGAAGACCGTGTAAACGGCCATTCCGACCTTCACGTTTTCTGTTGGCTTAAAGACGTCAGCGGCCAACTTCGCATGGTCGATCCGGACCAAACGCCTCGTTCTCTTCCCATAGGTATGGGAAGCGAGGAGCTTGATCAGGCCGTCGCTACTCAGATACTCCGACTCCGTCTCATCCACGCTTACGCGCGGGAGCGAAGTCGTCGTACCCGAGATAGTTACGGTTTGTGGATCGGCTAGTGCCATAGGCATCACTCCTAGAGCTCGGTTCTCGAGCTCCATTGGCGTTTGACGCTGCGTAACACGTACTGCTAGCCTCGGGATATACCCAAAGCCGCAGCAATGGAGAGCTGAAAAGGCGACAACCCTTCCCAGCTGACCCCGAAACCAAAGGGGTTAGCTCGGCGGCGTTGCTTCGTCTCAGTTACGAGACTAATGCTACCGTCGAGGCGGGACTCCGGATTTTTGAATTGTTCCGGATTCTCGCGAGTATAGGTATCACGTATGATGGTATGTTCCATCAGATACCCATACTTCATAACAAGACCGTCGGTAGTCCTCGCGGAGACATTATTTAAAACATCTCCGATATTCGAGAACCAATCGACAGCCCAGCTCCACGGAGCGAGATCCCAGAGAACTTCTGGCGTAAGTGTTAAGCCAAACAACTGATTGGCTCTACTCGAGAACTTGCGTATCATCCCTCGGCTGTCATAGTCCGAGGGAAGGTGATACACAAAAGCTCCCGAGAACCACCTACGCTGTGAGGTTGACCTCACACGGATCACGTTCCGATTGGCGAAACCCGGACCGAGATAACCACTGTTATACGGACTAAGATACACGTCCGCAGTGGAACTATACACGGTTCGAGTAGTCGTCAAACTCGGTGGGAATTCGTAGCGCCTTCGAACGGGACGTCCAGCATCTCGCTCATATTGAGTAAGTATCCTCTCAACACGAGCGATTCCGTCAGCGAATTTGAGTATATCACTGACGACTGGATCGAACCCGTACTCTTTATTAAGGTAACTCGACGCAGCTTCGCGAGGTAGCCCTTTTACGGACTTATCTCGTCTAGCCACGTCGATCACCCTCTCCCAGGTGTCCAGCGACACGCGGGGAATACCCTCGTGTGCCAGCTCACCTAGAAGAGTAGAGAGTGAAAGCACTTCGTTATCGGGCTTAGCCCTAGCTACCGCTGTTGCACCCAGTTGTTCAAGCTGGGTCCTCGAAGACACGTTAAGTGTCTTTAGAGGAAAGCTAAGCAGGCTAGGGTTAATCGGCCACACTGGTCCGGAGAAAGTAACCTCCTGACACAGTGTTGGAACATCGACGAATCTCGTCCCAGTTGTCAGCCTGAGGTTGGACGGAAGTCCAACCACATACTGCTTCTGGGAAAAGAAATCGCCACCGACATCCACCATCCCAGGTTCTTTAAGCCTGGAAATAGGATGGCTCTCCGAGTCAGTTACCTGACTCCCCACTACGGTGACGTACGAATCAGTCCGTCTGGCCACTGGCAAAAACCCGGTTTTCAACTTAGTACCGGGTGGTGCCCCTGGACAGACGAAACTGTACAGTACCTGACTTCCCTCACCGAAATGGTAAGGTAAGGGCCGTGTTCTACGGCCCATGTCAGTAGTCACCGATCAATATGGGCATCGAAGCTCCTTCGGTCCCTCCGGGTTTATTCCCGGAATCCTCCACCAACACAATACCGGAATTAACCGGTAGAACATAGGTGGAGGCGTGTTGCACTGCGCCGGATGGCCCCCTCGCGGGGG